CTGGCGCTGCATCCGTTCGTAATACCCATTCGCCTGCTGACCTCCCCAGTGGCGAACCTGGGGCGCGCCGTGAGACTGCTGGACGGCGCGCCCCGACCGATAGTTCTGATGTTGTGGCAATGCCATGAAGTCATTGTTTGCATCTTTCCGTAAGCGTTGGGCCTGTGGTCCGCCCGTTTTGATTTCATGGCTAAGCTGTAACGGCACGGCCTGAGAGTTTCACCGAATCCTTTGTTGTCTTTTTTTCCTTGAAATTTTCAGGGGGTGTTTCGTGCGCACTATTTCCGAGCAAGAACTTCGTTCGCTTAAGTCCGCCACCGATGGCGCTTTCGCCTTAGCTGGCGGTATCAGTAACATTTTGCCTTTCACCCGCGTCGGCACCTCGACGCTGTCTAAGTATGCGTCATTCAATAGCGAGCATCATGACAGCTTCATGCCTATCGACGTCGTGATTGAAGTAGAACGCAAAGCTCAGACGCCAACAATCATCCGGCAGGCTGCGGCTTTACTCGGCTTTGATTTGGTTGCCGCATCAATTGCCCAAGACGCTGAAAATAGTTCGCCAGTAAATGCAATGGACGCGCATCGCGTCATGTCAGAGACGATGGACGTATCGCAGGCGGTTCTTACGGCCCTGGAAGATGGCCATATTGACGCCGGTGAGCGGAAGCTGATTGCCAAGGAAGTGCGGGAAGCGATGCGCGCGTTGCAGGATCTTCTCTGCAAGGTGGAGGGATGAAATGACCTCCGTCGATACGCTTATTGCAAAATGGGTTGCTGAGAATGGCGCGCCACGTCGGTTTGAGGCGGAGGCAAGTGCAAGTTTTGAGTATTGCAACAGCTATCTACACCGCTTCGGTATCCGGCTACGTATGCAAAGCTGGCGCTGTCACATATCGCAGAATGGTGGGCAATGGAGACCAATTCCGCGCCATCAGGTTCTACGGTTGGTTGATCGGTTTCGCACATTAGAAGGCAGAGAGCCATTGAAGGCAGCGCGCCAATGATCAAACGGCTGCTGGCTCACGACTTCCTAGTCCCAGTCATTCTCGCGGTCATCGTCACGCTGGCAGCGACTTCCCCATTTATCATCGTTGTTTGGCTGGCGGAGATGCGCCGATGAGAAATTTTCCCGCGCATCCGCTAGCGGACATGTTCCCGATGATACCGGAGGCAGATCGCAAGCTGCTTGCTGATGATATTGTCACCTTCGGGCAGCGCGATCCCATTATTCTACTCGATGGAATGGTGCTGGATGGTCGCAATCGGCAGTGGGCATGCGGTTTTGCCGATGTAGAGCCGATTTATGAGCAATATGTTGGTGGCGATCCTCTTAACTTCGTCCTTTCTAAAAACCTGCATCGCCGCCATTTGACTGAAAGCCAGCGCGCACTGATTGCTGCGGCAATTGTCGACTGGGAGCGGGGCGTCAATCAGACGACTGCCGGGCCTGCAAATTTGCAGACCCGGCGCGCAGCTGAAAAGCTGTCGATCTCTGAGCGTGCTGTATATTCTGCCAAGCGCATTCATGAAAAGGGCGCGCCGGAACTGCTCGACGCGATCCGTGCTGGCAAGGTGACAATCCATACCGGCGAAGCGATCTCGGAACTGCAACATTCAGAGCAAGCCAAGGTCATTCGCGAAGAAAAGAAAGCGATTGTCGCCAAGGCAAAGGAAATCCGCTCGGATCAGCAAAAGGTCAAGCATGCGGTTCGCATGACGACCATGGGTATGATTGCAGATCGTGGTGCTGCCACGGCGCCGGCTGAACTGGGGCGCGTTTATCCGGTCTATTATTTCGACGCGCCTTGGCAATTTGGCGTCCATTCGGAAGTGACAGGGCGTGAAAAGAGCGCAGAAAATCATTATCCGACCATGCCGACAGACGATATCGTCGCTCTTATGTCGGGGCTTATTGGCGGGACTAATCCGGCGGTTTGTTTCGCATGGGCAACCAATCCGATGCTGCCAGATGCGTTGCGGGTGCTGGATGCTTGCGGTTTCACATACGTGCATCACTGGATCTGGGACAAGGAAGTCGCCGGAACCGGATATTGGGGGCGCGACCGCCACGAGCTGCTGTTGATCGGTCGGCGCGGCGATGTCGCGGCACCATTGCCCGGCACACAGCCTGAAACGGTTCATCGCGAGCGCAAAGGCAAGCATTCTGCCAAGCCTGCATTCTTCGCCGAACAAATCGAGCGGCTTTATCCCGGCTTGCCGAAATTAGAACTCTTTTGCCGTGATCCGCGTCCGGGCTGGGATGCCTGGGGCTTTGAAGCTTCGGGGAGGGCTGCGGAATGACCGACACCATGCTGCCAATCCTCCGCGCTATGCATGACGCCGGGACCGATGCCGAACGCGCTGCAATCCTACTGACATGTCCAATTTCGATCATGCTGAAATATAGTCATGTGCTGGAAGACTCATGCGAACGCCACGGCTTTGCTGCGGGCAGCGAGTATCTCACTTGCTTTTATGCGGCGATGCATCAGACGCGCTATCGCGGCAATGTTCGCGGCGCAGCACTCAAGCACGCTGAAGGGCAATTGCTTCTGCTTTGTGACGCGGTGTCGCCATGAGTACAGAAGCAATCGAACTGCGCCGCATCAGATCAAAACTCGCAGCACTCGATGGCGCTCAGTGGTTTCGCTCGACCGATGAGCGTGGCGATTTTGTTGAAGCAAAAACCCGCCACGGTGAGCTTAACGAGGTTGCACGGTTTCATCCCGGTGCTTTGCCAGAGGAAACAGACTTCGTTGCAAGTGCGCCCGAGATGGTAGCATTCCTGCTGCGGCTTGTAGATCGGGCTATTCAGTCGGCGCGGGGCAATCGGAGACCACAACAGCATCAGGCACGGCGAGCACCGAAGCCCGAAAAGGACTTCGCGGCGGAAGCTGCCATGAAGTGCGATGAGCCTGCCTTCAAGGTGTTCCTAGAAGAAATGCACGGCTTAGAGAAGCCTTTGACATCGGATCGAGCGGCGCAACGGCTGCGCTCGATCCTAAATATCAAATCCAGAAAAGAATTGAACGAAAGCAGCGATGCCGCTGAACGCTGGCAGGTTTTCCGCGCTGCTTTCGAAGCATGGAAGAGGGTGGGGCGATAATGGCGAATGCTATTGATTTTGCAGGCTCAAATAGAAAGCTGTTGCCGCCGCAAGGTGCTGAGAATGTCGAGGCGCTGCACACCTACACAAACGGCATGTGCTCAGTTTCCTGTTGGGAATTGACGCAGGAGGAACTTGCTGAGGTGATCCGCACTGGCAGGGTGTTTCTGACGGTGCTTTCCGGTACCACGCAGCCACCTGTGTTTGTCGGAAGCGAAGATATCATGCGTTCGTTCGTTGTCGATTACGGCGGCGTGTGGGCGCGTGGGAAGGGGGATTCGGGTGAGTAATCCTCGTCTATCGATCATCCCTGCAAGGGCTGCTACTGATCCGGCATTGAAGCCGCGCGACTTGCAGGTGCTTTGCGTGCTGGGGCGTCATACAGATGAATACGGTTGGTGTCGTCGTAGTCAGGTTAAAATGGCTGCTGAGATGAACTGTGGCCGTGCGACAGTGTTTGATGCCATCAACCGCCTCATCAGTGCTGGCTATCTCGAACGCCATGAGCAGGAAAGCGACAGTGGGCGCGATAGCGCTCATTTCTATCGGGTCATTCTCGATCCGAAGCATCATGATATTTCATCGGTTCAAGACGCCGATACCCCCTGCCGGTATGTCGGCACCCCTGCCGGTATATCGGCACCCCCTGCCGGTCTAGAACCGGCACCCCCTGCCGCCTCTGGACCGGCACCTATTAACGACCCTTATTTAACTTCCCCTTCAAACGAAGAAAAAAAAGAGCGCGCAAGCGAAAGTATGAATGGGAATGAGAAGCAGGATTCCAGTTCGCCCGATGACGATCCTAAAACGGCAGCATTCGAGAAGCGGGTTATCCATTTCGTGAACGGCGTGGGTTTCCACGCCGGTATGTGGCCGAGGTGGGATCACAGCACAACGCTGGACTGGATCAAGCGCCAGTTCGCCGGATTGTCGGTTGCAGAACGCAAGGAAGCAGAACGTTGGCGTGATGGCTACCTGTTGGATGCAGTCGAGCGGAAAGTGAAACCGCAGCCTGTTGGCGCTTTCTTCCGTGATCGCCTCTGGAATGCGCTTGATCCAGAAATCCTGAAAAAGGCTGAGAGTGTGAAGGCGC